GCTTTCTTGGCGTGTCGCAGGCTCAGCGTATAAGGCAAAGTCCTGCAAATCCTCAACTGCTATTTGCTTTTCAGGGTCGTCAGCCGAGTTTGTGGTGACAACCTTTTCTTCCCACCGCACTATAAAAATTGTGTCGTAGTCAGGTTGAGCAAAGTGATTTACTGAAAGCCCATGACCAAGTGGCTCGTTCCAATCGTTACCAATCAACTTAGAGATAACAATGCGTGTGGCATAGTCAGGGTCGTTCCAACGAGAGCAGGCAGAGAACACCGCGTTAGCAATCGTTGATTTTCTTTCATCTCCCCAATGTTGGTAGAGATAAATAATTGGGTCGTCCTTACGATTTTGGAATCCAACTACAACTCTGTTTCCCATTTTGTTTCCCCTTTTCTAGTTTGTAGGCAGAGCCTACCAGTTTAGTTTTTTCTTGTCAAATCAAGCGCAACCTGCGCTCGCTCTGAGTCGCTGGCTTCTTCGACCTGAGTCCAGTCCTCTTCAGACCAAGTAGTTGTATCTACAACAACCATGCCATCAGCACTTCCATAGTTTCCATCAACAGCGAAGTAACTAGATGAGTTGTTTGTAAATGGTTCTGTTGAAATTAGTTTTGTCATTTTTTACTTTTTCCTTTCAGTTGAGGATTACTACATCTTTGGTAGCAAATAATTTTATTTCTTTATCCTTTGCGCCGGGGCAGTCGTTATACCACTCGCTTCTATCTTCTTCACGACCACATACGCAATTATCTTCTTTGTCTCTATCTACATAATCTTTATGAGATGAAGGTGCGTCATACTCAGTAACACTTACTTCTTCTCCATCAAGGTACTCAATCTCGCCACCCCACTCTCCTTCTTCTTCGTAAGAAAGAGTTATTTCTAGTTCAGGGTATTGTCTTGATAGTTCTTCGATAGCAGGTGTTGGTGGAGACCACGCAGTATCAAACTTATAGTGAAGTTTGGTATTAGTTTCTTCTTGCAGTTCTGTTTCTGGGTATCTAACTTTGTCAGCGACACCAATGTCCCACTTAGTTCCCCACTTATCTCTGTTGAAGTTGTACCAGTTGTATTCACTATCGCCTTGCTTTTTACCATCAGCGTATCCATGAACACCAAAGTATTCATCTATTTTGTCTTCAGGTGGCGCAATGATGTTCCAGAACGCAATTACAGGATTGGAATAAAGAGTTGGCTCATCATCTTCTTTGAATTGTCTTGTAAATGGTTTGTTGAGTTGAGCCTTTACTTTTGTTATGTCTTCTTCTGAACCTTTTATGGTCAGATGATTAAATACCCAGTTGGGCATTTTGTTCCCCTTTCTAATGTGTTATTGCCGAGTATAAACTTTTATTATTTTTTTGTCAAGTGTTTAGTGGTACGAAACTCAGGGAGGGTGTAATCAGGAAGCCCAAACATAAAGCCCCCACCATTGCCCTCTTCATCTTGAGAGAGTACGAGTTCAACGAGTTCGCCATTGGCAAGTCGTGCCACGAACATTGGAAAGCCTCGACTTCCAAAATCATCAGGGTCAGTTCCCTTGAACCTCAGGATTGTTGCACCTTCAAGTTGTGAGTAGTAACCCATGTTCCAGCGTTCTTGTGTTGTGTCCTTTGTCATTTTTACTCCTGTTCCCCTAAAGCACGCCGTCTTTGTTCGGCGCGAGATTTGTTTCGCTTACTCCGCTTATCGGCAAACACCTGTGCTTTTTGGTTCAGCACGAAGCGACCTCGCAAGCGAAGCAAGCCGTCAAGTGGGTTTTTCTTTTTCATACTCGGATAATAGAGCATGCCGTTCTTTTTGTCAAGTGTGGGAGCCAGCAACTTATCGGGCAGACATCAAGAAGTTGTTTGCAAGTGCGGCGACAGCGATCGCCGGACCCGTAGCAAAAAGTAAAAAGTAAGGATCCGCTGTCGCACATCCGAACAACTTTTCTAGATTCGCTTTGCAGATGACGAGCCGTTAAATAAAAAAACGACCCACCCCGTAAGGGCGAGCCGTTTCTTTTGTTGAAGTTTGGATTACGCTTTTACGCGTTTTTTCCATCCCTCGCCTGAAATCTTTATTCGGAACACCTGCTCAAAGGCTTCGGCAACTAACTCCGTTATGTCCGTATAAGAACCTGACTCGCCGTAGAGCAAGCCAGCATTTGGAATAGAGGGCACATCGGAATCGTAAGTGTAGTCACCAAGAACTAGAACGCGGTCTCCCGCCCAACGGCTAGAGATGTTTGTAGATGGGAAGTCTCCACCGCCTCTGGCTGGACTAGTCATCATCAAAATGTACATGGCATCGGCAAGCGTGCCGTTAAACTCGCCAATGTGTTCGTATTGCTTAAGACCCAAGCCGAGCCCGTGTGGTGTGACAATTTCTTTTTTGTCTAGATTTACTAGAACGTGGTATTGACCCATTACTTAGTCTCCCCTACTGCCTGTATGTAGAACAGGACATCATCATCTTTGTCATACTTGAGAAGCATCTCCATAGCATCTTTGGCTTTCATTTTTCCAGAGGTGTTACTTTGAATCAGAGAGATTTGTAAGTTTGATGTCGAGTACTCCTCGTCATCTCCTTCATGTGTAGTGGGTTCTTCAATCTGTGGTGCTACATGCCCGATTAGATTATCTTCTTCGTCAGAGGACAGTACTGTGTCCGCATCAAAAGAAACTAACATTTGATATTTAGCCATTTGGCTACCCCTTTCTAGGTATCTTTATCTTAGCGGTTTTTAGTCGTTTGTCAAGTTAAATTGCTTGGGGTAAAAGAGTGTCGTGGTTTTGTAGGCATTGACTAGGGAAGCATTGACGCTAGCCATAATCGTGCTTAGGTTCTCACCCGCAGAAAGTCTCTTAGTCAGGTAGGTAGCAAAAGCCACAGTCGAGTTAGAAGTTCCTAGGGATAGGGACTTGTTGTCTGAGATGTCAGTTGTGATGTATCTGCCATTGGTGTAGATGTCAAGGTCAGGACCATTGTTAGACATAGTCATAATTGGATAGACCCAGCCTGAGACCTGTTGCATTGAGTATCTGTCCTCAGTTGCGCCCACCGCAATCGCCTGTGGGATACAAGCAGGGTAGTCAATCTTTGTGGCGTTGCCACCATTGCCCGCAGAGATAACAACTGCTACATCTGAAGCAATCAGATTTGAGATTTGAGTTTGTAGTTTTGCCTCTATTGGACATGAGCCCTTTGAGTAGGCTCGACCTAGAGAGATAGACACCGCACCAACATTTAGTCGTGCCTTGTTCTGCTCAACATAGTCCAAAGCCCAAGAGACTGCTTTAGTTGTATAAGGAGTAGGCACGCCCTTTGGAGTCATGCCAGCAACTCGGATAGAAACAATTTTTACATTTGGATTGACCGCAACTGCAACTGAAGCCATTTGAGTCCCGTGACTAAATGAACGAGCAGTTGTCATGGCTGGAGTAATCTTTGATGCACCCGCACCAGTCATCTGTGAAAAGCCATTTGGACATCTGTGAAACTCGACGAAGCACGCCTCATCTACAACCGCATTTTTAGCCCAAGCCAAATCTGTGTTTATACCTGAGTCAATAATTACTAGAGTTTTTTCTCCAACTGCACTTGCAGTTTGAGTTGGAAGTAAGGTTGCCAAAAGAACAACAACCAAGAGCATAATTTTTTTAGACATTGAGTTCCCTCACACTATCTGCCATTGCTTTAGCATCAACTAGATTGTTCCAGTCTTCTTCTCTGATGTCAAGTAAGAACTCTATTGGCTCGACATGGTTTCCTATGTGAGCCAGTACTAGTGCCCTGTGATGGACGATGTCTTTGTTTGTGTGGCCCTGATGGTCTACGACAACTAGTCGCAGGACGTGGATGCCATTTGTAGAGAGAAAAGGCAGGCTCTCTGGGTAGCGATTGAAATTAAGCATTTCCGCTGTCTTGATTAATTTTGTTAGTGTCTTTGAGTTTGCTGTTTTGTATTCGTTTGTCATAGGAGTATCTAAACACTTATTTAAAAGTTTGTCAAATCAGTCTTTGATGCGACATCTCTCGTGTTCATTCATACAGCAGACACAGTAGTTCTCAGAGAAATCGTGAGTACAGCAACTATCAGCATCTGCTTTATTTAAACGCTTTTCTAAACGCTTTTCTAACCAACGATCTATTGAATCAGCCATTCTTTTATCTGACTCAGAAGGAATTGCTGATAACTCTTTCTGAATTTGATTTACTTTGTACGCTATGTATCCAAGAAGTATCATCCGTTTGTTCTCCTAATATTTCTGCTGTGTCGATTGACCGCTTGAACTTAACTATACCCATCCGTTCATCCTGTGTCAAACCACCCCACACACCGTAGTTTTCTGGCACCGCTAATGCGTGCTCTAAGCACTCCGTCTTAACAGGGCAAGCCGTGCATATTTTTTTAGCAGCACTCTCCCGTGCATCCTTCTCGTAACCGCGGAGCATCTCGTCATTGAAGAACACCGTCGCATCCACGCCGTCACTTTTGCACAAGCCGTTATCTTGCCACGACCAGTGGCGGGCCGTTGGTATTAATGCACCGCTGATATTGAATATAGGTTCTTGGCTCATGCCGTCATGCTAGCAATGTCTCAAGCCGTTTGTCAAAAACCTTTAGACCCAGGCCGCTTGCCGCTTGCCGCAACATCTCAATAACTTAGCTGTTCAACTTTATGCAGCGGGCTGGATAAAGCTATCCTATCACAACTGTCAAGCCGCTGAGCGTGCCGCACCCTCGCCGGGGTAGCCCAGTGGAGATACAAACAACTTCTACAGATGGCAAGGTTGACAGCAGCTGTACCAAGCCGCTTTTTTACTTTTTGCTAATGCCAGCTCCAGGTAGCCGCCAGATGCAAACAACTTTTTTGCGTGCTGTCCCACCTGATGGAACCGCCTCCGCCTCCACCGCCACCTTCTCCGCCACGGGAGGAATCTAGAAACAATTTTTGAATGTGACGGATCGTCCTGCACCTCGACGCTCAAAAATTAAATAAAACCAGCATTTGCTCACTACAAACAACTCTGACATCTACCAGCTCCAGGTGGGCAAGCCGTTGAATCTATACAGCCTTAGAATTAAGACTGTACGAATCCGTTGAATCTCTGACGCTTAGGGCGCACCTATGTGAGGCACCGTTTAACTTCGCGATGTCGTAGGACTCACCACAGAAGTGGCATGCTTTTAGCACCCGTTCCATATCCACGGTAGTCCCCTATACCCCACGCCGTTGTTTGTTTTCGTTCTTCATCTGGTCTATGAAGTCAGGACCGTCGACAAAGTCAGGCAGTTCGTACTCGGTCAAACAGTCACCGTTGAACAATCCCATACCCGTCCTTTCCCATGCCGCTTTTTACTTTTTGCTCTAAGCCCCGAGCCGCTCTTCTAACATCTTAATGTTGTTGAGAAGTTCGACAGCCTCGTTAGCCCGTGCCGTTACCCGTATGTGCTCAGCGCGAGTTGAGCATAGGAAGATGTCTTCCTCGAGCCGCTGAGCTAGTCGAGCCGCTAGTTGTTCTAAGTTGTTCGTACTCACGGGTTGGTTTCCTCCTGGCTTGCCGCTTCATCGGTTTTATCAGCGGGGGGTACGTATGTTCCGTCTTTGGCTATTTCTAGTTCAAGCATGTGCTGGGCACCAGCGGCTAAACGCTCAAGCCGTTCTCTAATAATCTCGTGTGGGTTACGCACCGTTACGTCCATGCCGACATCTATCTCCACGCCGCCTCGCACGCCAGCACGGTCAAGGATTTCCGTTGATGCTTTTAGTCTGACGGGTTCGGATTGGGCAGACTCCATTAGTTCTTCCAGGACATCTACAGCGTACGGTGCAGATTGCAACAACTTCTGGCGTGCCCGTTCGACGTCAGCTCCAGGCCGTCTATTGGTACGAAGGTGGACACGGCACAAGCCGTCATCCTTCGGACGCCCGCTACTCCAGAGTAGGCATCGCAAGCCGTCTTGCTTAATGATTCGACAACGGTGAGGTTGGGAGGCGGGTGCTCGCTTTGCGGACTTAGGCCCGCCGTTCTCTTGTTCTGCTAAATAGGCACGGGTCGCGCCGATAACCCAGGGAGGGGTGATACGGCAGGCCTTGTCATCGACAATAAGGTCCAGGCCCGTTAAGAAATCTGAGTTGTTGTTGTTTGGTTCCTGAAGAAGCACCCGTTTCTCAGACAGAGAAAGCAGACGCCGTTCTTTGAGGGACTCCCTAGACCTAGCAACAATCAGGCCCGTTGGCATCCCAAGTTGATCATAGACGGGGTCCCAGTTCAGGCTTGCTTGCCGTAAGGCCGAACGGTTCTCGTAGCTGTCCATACAGACGCCGCGTTCATCCTCGATGATGCCGATTTCTGTTAAGTCGGGCCGCAGGTCGTAAGGGGTAGCAATGTCAGGTAGGGAAAGGGAAGTATCTTCTTTCTCCTCAGGAGAAGTGGAGGAGAGGTCCTCTGACATTTTTACTTTTTGCCTTTCAAAAAACTAAGAGGCAAGCCGCCCCCAGGGGGATTATTTTGGTTATTTTTTTACCTGGGAGCGAGCTTGCCAAACTAGATAAGTTGTTTACTTCTTCTTCTTTGCCGCTGCTGCGTCCAAGATCTTCTTGGTTACAGTCTTGGTTGCTGTCTCAGCGAAAGGACCAAATGCTGGGTCCTTCTTGTTGACCCAGCGAAGAGCCGTTGGGATTAGTGATGCCCAGAGTGCGTTGGCTACTAGGAGCCATTCGCTCTGACCAAAGTCTAGAGGACTGCCGATGCCAGTAGTTGATGAGACAACTACAACCCCGCCCACAATCTGACCAAGCAGGTTACGTGCATAGGATTCGAGCATTGCTTTGTTCATGTGTCTTACTCCGTTTCGCGAATCTATAATGGAAGTGATTCGCATTAGACACTAAGTTAGCATGGGTGATGGGAAAGATTTTGGGGAAAGTTGTGTGAGATAGCAGCCTTTTACATAAACAAAAGTTATTTAGGCTTGATTTACCTGCGTGTTTTGATAAATCTATTATAGAGAAAATACTTTCAATAAAACATTAAAAACTGCTCTTGCATTTTATTAAAAAGCGGTTAGGGAGATTGCTTTTCATCTCGGTTAATTATCCCTAGCCACAGTTCCAGCATCTCTCTAGTGATTGGCCCACTAGCAAGCCAAGCATCTATCTGCTCTTTACTTACATCACTAGCCATGAAACTCACTCCTCGAAAGAGGATTGGGTAGACCAAAAGTCAGGCAACATGTCATCATCTCTTGCTCCACATACCTCACAACTAACCTGCCCATCCATATCTAAAACATACGTACAATCTTTGCAACTCACTGAGCAGGTTTTCTAAAGTCTTCTCCCATAGGTTGATATTCATTTTCTGGGACGCCTTTTATTGCATCTATAGAGTGCCTAATCCCTAAGGTGTATAGGCTTTTGTCTTCATCGCCCATGGCAGTTTCCCAAGCCAAAGCCTTCTGGCTTAGTTCATCTACTAAAGATTTTTCCCAACTGATGAAGACTTCATCTAAGAAACCAACAAGTTCTGGTACAGCAGAGGCATTGATGTTTTTCCAGTAGACCATGGATTGTAGATGGTCTGTTACAACTTTTTTAATCTCTTTGTTTCTACTCATTATAGACTCTCCTTACAGGAAATACATAGGAAGACATCGTAGCCAGTTGCCTCTGTTGTATAGAAACCATTTTGAGTAACCAAGCATGGAACTACTTGATCCGTTGAACCGCACTTGGTACCGTTCTTTTGGTAGTCACAGGTGGGTGGCTCTATCCAAGAGATATCTGCATCAAGTTCTATTGCTTTTCTAAAGCCCTGCATCAAAGCATGAGCAGAACCTGACCCTGAACTTTTTCTCATAAAGGGTCTTACATTTGTGGAAGTTAAGACAGGTCGTATTGCTTTGCATGGACAAGTCATTCTAGAAGGCTTACATAAAACATAGCCATTAATCGCAGTGTGCTTGTTCATGCTATGACCGCATATGCACACCCGACTATCTTTTGGGGCTTCTCTCAGTAGGGCAGCACCAACATCTTGCAACTCCTCTAACTCAATACCCGTCATGGCTAGAGCATCTATGGCTGATTGCTTCATTCGGTTTCCCTTCTCAATCTCTCAACAATCTCGTTAAAATCTTCTTCCGTCTTTATCTTTACATTTATATAATCAAAGAACTCTTCTATTGCCTTTTTCCTCTTCACACTCTTTATCAAGGAGTCAGTGGCAACTACAAAGTAGGCTCCCACAACTACCACTAGGAACACAGCCAGTAAATCTAAATATGTCAATGAGAGTCTCATAGGGGTACATCCTCTCCTATAAATTTCTTCTCTATTAAATGGGTTATCACAGCAGTAGCATCCTCAACTGCAATCTCAACCCATTTCTGATAATCGACTTCATCTTTAGGTGGGTTCTTTGGAAACCATCTAGCAAGCAAAGCAAGTGATGCTTCTTCAACTAAAAAGTCAAAAGTTTCTGACGAAACAGCATCCTTCTTTCCTTCACCTTCAATTACTTTTAGGTAATCTTTCTCTTTGTCCTTTGTCATTTTTTCCTCTTTTTCGAAGTCAGTTAAAACCTCTGTCACTATTTCCATTATATATTACTCCCTCTTTTTTCTATAGTCTAATCTACCACAGATAGTTATTAACTATAGACTTTTAACTATCCACTTTTAACTATAACATATAAAAACAACATAATGACTATACTCAACTATTTTTCCCTAACGCGTTATGCACATATTCTGCAAGGTTCCGTATTAATACTTAACAATACACATTATGTCATATAGTATAATAGTTGGATGGACTAAAAAATCCATTTATAAAATGGAAAAAGTTGTCCGTAATTCACTCATTTGACAGGAAATCGGACATATAGTAGTGTCACTAAAAATGACAGTTTTTTACCCATTTTTAGGGGTTTTCATTATAGAATATCGACCTAAAGTCTATACCAATACTTTAGGGTTTTAAGCCCTATTCGACTACGTAGATTGTCTCTTTATGATGCTTTACCTTGACTGTAGGGTCGACCCAAATCTTAAACCCAACATCTTTAGCACCTTCACACCAAGAATAATCTTCCCCCATATTTACAGAAAAGTCGACATTATCCCACTCAACTTCTCGAATCTTAAACCAAGGTCTGCTCATCTTCTCAAAGACCCCATACTTCATTCCTACAAATCCAAAGCCAACTCCACCCACCTCGACAGGGTCCCAGCGAAGTAAAAAGTCGACTTTATTGACTTTTGTTGGTCTTCCCTTGCTATCCGTTAAGTTAACCGCAACCGTTCCGTTTGGATGCGTTTGGTAGAGACCAGAGAGGACATCTAACTCAGAGTCATAGATTTTCATAAAGTCCTCAGGGGTCCACTCGATATCTGAATCTATCCAGATTATCTTGTTGTAACTTATTTTTCCCCCACACAACTCCCTATTCTCCCAATCATGCGAGTAAGAATCAGTAGCCGTTAACTCTCTGGCACTTGGAACAAATGAAGAGTACTTACTCAAAAAGTAGTATGAAATACCCTTCTCATTTAATACCCTTGTTGTCTCTACCAGAGACCTGACATATTCTTGTTTGAACATGGAGCCAGGGGTAGCAATTAAAACGTCATAGTGTGTTTTCACAGTATTAGACTATCACCACTGTTAGTCTTATCCAATGCCTAACCCACCTCAAAGAATACGTTGCGACTGGGATAACTGCCCCTCACACGTAAGAGTCAACGTCAGGGGTAGGGATTTCATCACCATCATCTGGGCTAAGCAGGTTAGGTATTTCCACTCCACAGATTGCCTCGCCTTGTGGGCAGCCAGTTTTCCGATAGGGTACGTTTCCACGGGGGCAGAGATTGGAGACTCAGATGCCATTAATTAAGAAGATGAAAACTTTTTCTTTCACATACCCAGTACTTGTTCTAGATAGAAGCAAAGAATTAGTTAGCCTAAGGTGCTCTCACTGCTCGAAAAGATATGTCTCTACTACGGATAACTTACGTGTAGAAAATCTATGTTTGCAGTGTCGATGATGGATAAGAAAACTATTAGCAAGTCAAGTCAGTACATAGACTCTTTAGTAAAAGGGCTTTTAGAAATGCGTGGCTACTCTGAAGATGACTCAACCCAATACAAGAAAACAAAAAAAGAAATACAAGAAGTATTCTCACTATTAGAGATAGAACTTATTCTTTGCGGAAACTGCACAGAAGACGATCTTTTAATACCTACACATGATTGTAGAATAAATACAACAGGTCTCAACTAAAGGTTTAGGGGTGTCTATGTCATACGAAAGTTCTTCATATTGGAGCGACTACGGCTTAGTAAAAGAAAATATAGAATACGAATTTAGAATGAAAATGTACGCTCTCATTGAAGAAGAGATAAGGGCAGCCGTTGCTTCAGGGCTGCCAGAGAGTTATGTAGATGGCATGGATTATATAAAAACACTAGTGTTAGATACGCAGGGGAAAAAAGAGGACACGGTTTCACAACCTACCCTTCTCTAATTTGCTGTAAGATTTACCTCTAGGGTCACACTTTAGATACTTTTAATTATTCGTACATTCACATAGAGGAGTTTTTTATGTCTATTGCATTCTCATTTAATCTTTCAGAAGATTTTCTAAATGGTTACAAAAATAGAAAAGCACCATTTGGTTATCGAGATGCAGCAGGAAACTCTGTAGGAGAAATTACATTCTTACGCACATACTCACGCTTAAAAGAAGATGGAACCAAAGAGACGTGGGTTGATGTTTGCGAGCGAGTTATCAATGGAATGTATTCATTGCAAAAAGACCATGCAAAAACTAATCGACTACCTTGGTCTGACACTAAAGCCGCAGCTTCTGCAAAAGAAGCGTTCGAGCGTTTATTTGAGTTGAAGTGGTCACCACCAGGACGCGGACTTTGGATTATGGGAACTCCTATTGTCATGTCTCAGAGAAACTCTGCTGCATTACAAAACTGCGCTTTTGTTTCTACTAAAGAAATGACAAAGGCAGACCCATCAAAACCATTTACATTTTTAATGGAAGCATCAATGTTAGGAGTTGGCGTAGGCTTTGACGACAAAGGTGCCGACAAAGATTTTCCAATCTATGAGCCACAAGGAGAAGAAACATATGTCGTCCCAGATACCCGCGAAGGTTGGGTTAAGTCGCTCGAACTCATCATCAATGCTTACCTACGACCAGATCAGAAGACTCCAATATTTGATTACTCAGAAGTCCGCCCAGCAGGTACTCCAATTAAAACTTTCGGAGGAACAGCAGCGGGACATGAACCGTTAGAGCGTTTACACAATCACATCACTCAGTTGTTTGCAGGACGCTCTGGAGAAAAAGTAACTCGCAGAGACCTTGCTGACATTGGAAACATGATTGGCGTTTGCGTTGTCTCAGGCAACGTTCGCAGAAGCGCAGAACTTCTCATTGGTCGCATTGATGACCCAGACTTCCTCAACCTAAAGAATGCAGAGATTTATCCAGAGAGAAACTCATACGACCCAGCATCTCCAGGATGGGCGTGGATGTCTAACAACTCTGTTGAAGCATATGTTGGTGCTGACCTAGACCCTATTGTTGAAGGCATTGCTCGTAATGGAGAGCCAGGAGTTGTTTGGCTAGATGTATCTCGTCAATATGGACGTCTGGTTGACCCACCTAACAATAAAGATTATCGCGTTGAAGGTTACAACCCTTGCGCTGAACAATCACTAGAGTCTTACGAAATGTGTACCCTCGTTGAAACCTATCTCAACCGTCATGAGTCGTTAGAGGACTACAAGCGCACTCTTAAGTTTGCCTACCTTTACGCAAAAACAGTAACACTTCTGCCAACCCATTGGTCAGAGACAAATGGAATTATGCAACGTAATCGTCGCATAGGAACCTCGATGTCAGGCGTTGCCAACTTTGCAGATAACCGTGGTCTTCCAACTCTTAGAGAATGGATGGACGAAGGTTATAAGACAATTAAGTACTATGACACCACCTACTCTGAATGGCTTGGAATCCGCGAGTCAATCAAGACAACTACTGTCAAACCGTCTGGAACAGTTTCTATTCTCGCAGGTGAATCACCTGGCGTTCATTGGACTCCTGGTGGTAAGTACTTTATGCGCACTATTCGCTTTGGTAATAGCGACCCTATGCTTCCGCTATTTAAGATGGCTAATTATAAAGTTGAACCCGCCTCGGAAAATCCAGAAACAACTTCAGTTGTTTACTTTCCTATCAAGTCTGAATCAAAGCGGGCAGAAAAAGACGTCTCGATCTACGAGAAGATGGCGCTAGCAGCTTATGCACAGCGCTACTGGTCTGATAACTCTGTCTCTGTAACTATCTCTTTCAATCCTGAAACAGAGTCTGAAGCAGTAGGAACAGTCTTGCATCTTTATGATGGTCAACTAAAGACCGTTTCATTCTTACCTTCAGGTAACTTTACATATCCACAAATGCCTTACAGCCAGATTACCGAACAAGAATATGAGGATGAAGGAACGTTGCGTCTCTTCCCTATTGATTTCTCAGGGGTGTATGCTGGTATGGCTGCGGACGCAATCGGAGAAGCCTATTGCACAACGGACGCATGTGAAGTACGACTAATAAAGGAGAATTCAAATGGCTGATAAAGAACAAAAAGATACTTCTAAAAAGAAGAAGCCTGCCCAATCAACTCTTAAAGAAAAGCGTGCAGTAAAAGTAAAGAAGAAAACGAGCAAGCCTAAGTAATGTCTGTTGAACACAAACATATACTTATCAACGCTAAGGTAAATAACTCTTTAGGAAGTACAGAAGATGCAGTATCTTTTCTTAAAGATTTAGTTGAAAAAGTAGGAATGAAAATTCTTATGGGACCTCATGCGACTTATGTAGACACACCTGGTAACAAGGGTGTTACAGCAATTGTTGGTATTGAAACCAGCCACATTGCCTTCCACGTCTGGGACGAGGAATCTCCAGCGAGACTTCAGTTCGACCTCTATACCTGCGGTTCTCTCGATAAAGATGTAGTAATAGAGGCAGTTAAAAACCGTTTTGAGTTAGTTAGTGCTGACTACAGAATCTTTGACAGGGAGCACGGTTTCCTCCTTTTAGAAGAAGGAACTCTCTAGACTTCATAAAATCACTCTTTCCTTCCGCTTGTACAATAGTCTTTTAAGTGGAAGGAAAGACTGATGTCCAAGATGAAATTGCTAGCAGGTCTTGCTATTAGCGTCCTACTTCTTTCTAGTTGCGGATACAGCGGACAGTTTAGATACCCTTGCCAAGACCCTAAAAATTGGGAAACACCAGAGTGTAAACCTCCTATCTGCTCTGCTACACAGACTTGTCCTATAGACTTAATCAAGACCCCTATAGTAGAAGGTGCACCAAATGAATAAACAACGACTAACACCACAAGACTTAGATGCCAGATTAAAGTTTATTCTAGGCATCATTCTAGGAACAATTTTATTAGCTACATCTTTAGGAATTCTTTTTGGTCTCTTATTTGTAACTCAGCCAATTGGAGCACAGTCTGAAAATGACAAGATGTTTTTTAATGTTCTAGGTAGCATTGCAACATTTATTACAGGAACCCTTGCAGGTATTCTCATTGGCAACTCTGGCGCTAAAGATATTATGGCAGCGCAGTTGTCCAACAAAGAAATGGATGCTAAAAACACAGCAGCAGATAAAACACTTGAAGCAGAGATTGATGCAACCGCTGCACGTCTAGCGGCTAAACCAGATGGCGCAATGCCAGAGGAACAACCAGTTGATGAGGATTGGAGTAAATAATATGTGCGCAACATGTGGATGTGGACGCGGAGTCCCAAAACCAAAGCCAACAAAGAAGCCTAAGGGAGGTATGTAGTAATGGCAGAGCAAGGAACAGCAGCACGTCTGATTGAAGTTGCTACAGCAGAACTCGGAACTATTGAAGGTCCTAAAGATAATGAAACAAAGTATGGCGCTTACACAAAGTCCAACTTTCAACCATGGTGCGGTTCTTTCATTAACTGGTGCGGAAACGAAGCGGGCGTAAAAATCCCTAACACTGTTTACACTCCAGGTGGAGCACAAGCATTTAAAAAAGCAGGTGCTTGGATTGATGGAGATTTAGCAGACCCAGAACCAGGAGATATCGTCTATTTTGATTTCCCCTCAGACGGAGTCGATAGGATTTCTCACGTTGGAATTGTTGTAAAAGATAATGAAGATGGAACCGTTTGGTGTATCGAAGGAAACACATCTTCAAAGAAGTCTGGAAGCCAGCGAAATGGCGGCGAAGTCTGCAAGCAACTTCGTGCTTTCAAGAAGAACAAGGCTGGAGTACTCATCTCAATTGTTGGCTTTGGTCGTCCTAAGTTTGGTGCCTCTGCCGCAGCCCCTGCAGCAACACCTGCTGCAAAAGCAACAACTAAAAAAGTAACTAAGTGCAAAACCTGCGGTAAGTAATGTGCTCATTCGCTCTCGTTGATTGTTGGTGGTTATAGCTTGGATGATGCAGATCGCATTAAACCTTGGATATGCGCGTTATGCAAAAAACGCTACGTTGTACCAGATTTAGCCCGTATGTGTGAACAGAAACATTTAGAGAAAGAGTATGAATAGATTATGTACGAGTATCGAGTCAAGCAAGTATTGAGAGTAGTAGATGGTGACACCATTGATGTTGATATTGATTTAGGTTTTGATATCTCCTTTACATCCAGAGTTCGCTTGGCTGGTATTGATACTCCAGAGTCTAGAACTACAGATAAGAAAGAAAAAGTTTTAGGTCTTGAAGTTAAGCAACGTCTGAAAGATATTCTATCTAAGTCATCTAAAATTGTTATTAGAACCGAGAAGCCAGATTCAACCGAGAAGTATGGTCGCATCCTAGGTTGGCTATTTATTGATGGAGCAGAAAAATCCATTAATGAGGGACTCATTGCTGACGGTTATGCTTGGGGCTACATGGGAGATACTAAAATTAAAGACTTTGCATTACTAGAGTCAAAACGTAAACAGTCAGGTATATAGTGAATACACTATGGCTACATACGAATACATCTGCGAAATAGGACATAGCGTTATCCAAGAAAGAGCTATGAACCAAGAACAAACTGATTTCCTATGCTCTGCCCCCCAATGTCAAGCGCAGTTAAAAAGAGTCTATTCAACACCTGGAGTTCTATTTAAAGGAAGCGGCTTTTACTCTACTGGAGGACGCTAGAATACTACTTTGCGAATGTAGTTCAATGGTAGAACTTCTGCCTTCCAAGCAGATAGCGAGAGTTCGATTCTCTCCATTCGCTCCACTAAATAAGAGATAAACTCTACCTATGAGCGATTCGATCATCGACACATCTACAGACTATAAGACGTATACTGAAAACGGTGATCACGATCGTTTCGCTCACTACGTTGATAAAGAGAGCATTACAGAGGCAATCGTTGACGGATTGCCCTGTATTGCCCTTTGCGGTAAAGTTTGGATTCCTTCCAGAGATCCAGACAAATACCCCGTTTGTCCAGAATGTAAAGACATATTCGAACAGATGGGTAGTTAATGAGCACTGATACTGGCGTTGTCGACAAAGTAATAACACCCCTTGATTATTGTGACCGTTGCGTTGCCAAGGCTTATTTTTTAGTTTCTTTAACTGCTGGAGATTTATACTTCTGCGGACATCACTTCTCTAAATATCAAAATACATTAGTTGATTTAGCCCTCAACATTTATGGTCACTCAGATCCGAAGGAAGAAGAAAAACCTAGTTTTTCGGATATGGAATAGTTTTATATCTTAACTTTTTAACTAATTCTTTCTTTCGTCTTTTATCACAATTAAAGTATATGTATCTATGTTTACGTGGTCTATCTACAAAAGTAACATTCTCTGCGCCAAACTTCTCAATAACTTCGGCATTAGTTAATCCGTTTGCATAAGTAGCATGGTGCATATTTTCTTTACCTACAACCTTAGGATCTTTAAACTTTGCTGAAAGCCCTGTGTAAATAAAGTTTGCTGCCTGATAAACAACTCCTAAATGCCCTTGCGATGTATCAGCAAATGAAACAATAATCTGCCTATCTAATAAGCACATGGTATTAGCAATTAAAAAACTCTCCCCATTCTTGGCAACCTTGTCATCTACCCATAACCTATTCAACTCATAGACATTCTTAGCCTCTTCAGGACCACAGATACCTTTTAAGAGCGTAGATGACGGGCTAACCCCGTATGTGACCACACCAACTAATTCACCCCCCATCCGCTCAAATAACCCGAAGGCGTGGCTTACAGGGCACTTACGGTGCAAGTAGTGCTTTTCCACCACAACTTCCATTGCTTGTTGATAGGTAATTCCTCTTACTTCATAAACTTCTCTGAGCCCCATACAGCAAAGCCTACCGGCCAATCAATCAATGATATGGCTGGAAATGCTTCGCGTTCGGTATTAAATATCTGCTAAACCAAAAGTCAGAAGAATCAAAGTAAGATAAAATAGCAACATGCCAATCATCGGATCAAGTGCAAGCCCTAAGGGTGTTCCTGGAGTACCTACTATTGATAGTGTCACTGACGGTGGCACAGGTACAACAGTAAGTGTTGCATTCACTGCACCTTCATTTAGTAAGTTACCTATTACTAGTTACACAATAACTTCATCTCCTAGCGGATTGACAGCCTCAGGTGCATCTAGTCCTATTACAGTAACTGGTCTAACTGCTGGAACTGCATACACATTTACAGTTACTGCGTCACACGCAAATGGGCAATCTGCAGCAAGCTCTGCATCTAACTCTATAACTCCAGTATTTCCGGTTACTGCTTATGAATTTACTTCTTCAACAACTTGGACGCCAAACTCGTACCCTGCAACGTACGTACCATACGCGTTAGGTGGTGGAGGTAACGGAGGAGACTCCTTTGTACTTTCTTTCCAGACCAATAAAGAATCCTATGGCGGTGGCGGTGGAGGCGGAGGCGGCTCCAGAACTATGGGAAATTCACAAACAATTAACTCTGGTAGCGTTACCGTGAATATTGGTGGTGCTGGTGGAACAACTACAGTTGGAAATATAAGTGCATCGGGCGGCGGCGCTGGTGGCTCGGGTTCTGGCTCACAAAATAGCGCAAGCGGCGGAGCTGGAGGTAGCGGAACCAATCCTGGTGGTAGCGGCTTGTCTTACATTTTAGACTACGCAAATTCTGTTTTTGCCCAAGCAATGGGTGGACAAAACCAAGGCGCCAGCGGTGGACAAAATCCCTCTGGACAGGGTGGCTCAGGTTTCAGCCTTGCACTTGCTGTCTATAATGGATTTCAAGTTGGAAATGTTTTCTATGGCGCTGGAAGAGGCCAAGGTGGTGGGCAAAATGGCGCAGCCGTTGGTGGATATGGACTAATAATTAGAAATGGATAATGCATAATGAACATTGCAATAATTGAAGATAATGTAGCAGTTAACGTAATAATTGCCGAGTCTTTAGATTTGGCAAGCACACTAACAAATTTAGAAATTTTAGACGCAGATTTACTAAGCATCATGGTTGGTAGTTTAAGAATAGACGGTAAATGGTATCCACCAAAACCTAATGAAAATTGGGTGTGGCATGAACTTGCTGAAAAGTGGATTTCTTCTGAAGACTTAGAAGCAGAAGCAAACGGTAAAATTACTATTTTAACTGCTGTTGAAGAAAAAGAACTTATCGATAGAGTTAGCCTTATTGTACAAAAATTGGGCATAGAGACTTAAGTAAAATAAAGATAGAGCCAGACGCGCCCATTTAACCCCCTCCCCTCCTTCTATCTTCCTCCGATTCCTCTTACGGACCGAGAGCGCCAAGATTTGACTTTTTTGTTCTATACTTGTAGAGTCCTAGACATACAAGTAAAGGAGCAATACATGAGTGAAATATGCACCAAGTACGGATGTGATTTTCAAGTAGACCTTGACGGACAAACAACTTGCTCATCGTGCGGAGCAAAAGATAGCCCTGCAGAGCCAGAGGTGTTTTTAAAGTTTGGTATAAAAGAAAAACACTAATGACAACAGAAATCAAAGAAGAGACAATCAAATGCTCACGATGCGAGCAGCCAACTCCCGAATCTGAAGTTCTAGAACTCGGGGCTTGGTGGCTCTGTAGCATCTGTTATGACGACCTGTAAACCCCCTCCCCCCTCTTCCCCCCTTTTTCCTCTTCCGCCTCTAACGGAACGAGAGCGCGAAAAAACCAATTTCCCCCTCCCACCTGATACATTTGTCCTATGAGCAATCAGACAAAGAAGAAGACAGTAAGCGATGGCGAACTGCGCGAGGCAGGTTATATGAGCGCCGATGAGTTTGTAGACAAACTTGTTCCAGGTTTAAAAGAGTACTTACAAAAAAACTGGGGGGTTCATAATAAGCACGAACTTCATCACCCAGAGGATATGATTTCAAATATCTCTACCTATATTGAAATTGCCTATCACGTTATTGCAGACTTTGGTGTTGCCGCCCAAAAAGAGAGAAAGTAGATAAAGCAAATGACACATACACAACTTTTAGAGAGCATCAACGCTCAAGAACTCCTGCCCGTTGACTATAGAAAAGCCCTTCACGAAATAGCCCAGCTCCACACCTACGTTTTAACAGGTCATAAGATGCGAGGAAAAGCGGGATTAAGAAAGCGATGCACCGAGTGCGGCTTTGCTTATCCCTGCTCCACCATTGAAATTGTTCAAAGACAACTACAACTATGACCGAGTATTGGTCCTATCTCCTAGCGTTCATAGGGGTTTCAGGAATCTTTCTAGTTGGACGCAAAACAATCTGGGGTTGGCCCATTCTTTTTCTCAATGAATGTCTTTGGATTATCTACGCTCTAACAACCAAGCAGTACGGATTTATTATTGCTGCAGTTGCCTATGGCATTGTTTACGTTAAGTCCTTTTTACATTGGAAGCGCGACGAATGAGGCACTTTAGCAAAGGCTGGGTTAAGGGTGGCACCTGCGATGCCTGGGGTTTTGCCTTTGAAATCTATCCGTCAGAGCCCGCTCTGAGCATCCTTTTCATACATTGGTACATCATTATTGAGAAAGATTACCCACAACCAACAATTACATGAAGTAAAGTAAGATAAAATAGCAACATGCCGATCATTGGAAGTAATGCAGGAGCAACAAAGGGTGCACCAGGTGTGCCTACTGTAGGAACTGCATCAGGCGGAGCATCAGGTGTAGTATCTGTACCATTTACTGCACCGTCGTTTAGTAAGCTACCTATTACTAGTTACACAATCACATCGTCATCAGGTGCAACTGCATCAGGCGCATCTAGTCCAATTACAGTGACCGAGACAGTTGCTGGGACATACACATACACGGTTCGCGCTTCACACGCTAACGGCCAATCAGCTGCAAGTTCTGCAAGTAATGGAGTTGCTTCTACTTTTGGTCCTTCAACTGTTGATTATATAGTTCTTGCTGGTGGTGGCGGAGGTGGAAATGCAAATTCTGGTGGCGGCGGCGGAGCAGGTGGATTAAAAACAGCAACTGGTTTTTCTATTTCCACTGGGACAACTTATAACATAGTAGTAGGTGCTGGTGCTAATCAAACAGTTCAGGGCTCACCTTCTAGTTTTAGTAATATAAATGCAACTGGCGGCGGCGGCGGCGCTCCAACAGTTGCAGGTAACACAGGAGGCTCAGGAGGCTCAGGCGGCGGAGGAGGTGGCACTAACAACCCAACTACACAGGCTGGAGGTTCTGGAGTATCAGGAGAAGGTACAAGCGGCGGTGGTTCAATGGGTGCAAGTCGTGCAGGTGGAGGAGGCGGAGGAAAAAGTAATGCTGGAAACGATTCAAATGCTAGTTCTGTCCCTGGCAATGGCGGAGGAAGTTTTACTGGTTTTGATGGAGTAGCCTACGCAGGCGGTGGAGGCGGAGGAGGTTGGCAAGGTTACAATGGTGGTTCAGGCGGAGGAGCAAACGCAGGTAATGGTGGAAGAGGAAACTCTGAATCTGGTGAAACAGGAATAGCACAGGGTAGCGGAAACTCTGCTTCTGCAAATACTGGAAGTGGTGGCGGTGGTGCTGGTAGAGCATTTGGTGATGGTTCTTATGGAACAGGCGGAACTGGCGGTAGCGGTCGTGTAGTTTTACGATATCTATCTAATTTTGCAGCAGCAGCATCTGCAACAGTGTCTCCTACAACAAGTGGCGGATATCGCTATTATACATTTAACGGAAACGGGAGCATTACTTTCTAATGGCACACTTTGCAGAACTTGATTCTAACAACGTAGTCTTGCGTGTAACTGTAGTAGATAACAGTGTCCTTCTTGATGAAAACGAAAATGAATCAGAAGCGCTTGGTCTACAGCATTTAACTCATCTAGGCGGACGCTGGGTTCAAACTTCTTACAATAAAACTTTTAGAAAGAACTATGCTGGAATTGGTTATACCTACGATGCGCAGCGAGACGCGTTTATTGCTCCTAAGGCAGGCTGCCACATGGAAGAAACGTTAAATGAAGATACATGCATGTGGGAGTGTAATAACTCCGAGCATACTGTAGAAGCTTAAAACTACTCAGCCCTAGGCGGAAGAATATCTAACCTGTCATAGACGGCAGTTGCTACTTCCCAGATTGTGTCACTGTGCACGAAGGCGTGAATGTCACAAAGAAAGATAATCTTGTTTTGAATCTCGGCTTTGACCGCAGCAAATGACGGGCAAAGGTCACACACATCACTCTCAACTATAGGCGAAATCATTCCATAACTCAGGGGCACAACTCTATTTTATCCTGAATTAGACCCTACTACCCCCTCATTTCTATCTCTGCCTCCTATAACGGAAAGAGAGCGCAAAAAAACAGATTTTAAATTCACGCTATAATTGACTTCTTTAAGGAGTAATATGCCGATCATCGGAACACTTGGGTCTAGTTACTATCTCCCTCCTGTTTATGCATTATCTCAAACATTTAATACCTCTGGAACTTACACAGTTCCTGCTAATAAAACTAAGGTAGCAGTATTTATAGTTAGCGGCGGAGGCGGCGGTGGTAGTGGAACTGCTGTAGAATTAGAAGGCACTATAGGTAGACCAGGTTCTGGTGGAGGCGCTTCTGGAAGATTTATATCTTTTAAAGATTACCCAGTAAATCCAGGAGACGAATATATTGTAACTGTTGGCGGTGCTGGAAATGGTGGAAATAGAACAAATAATGGAGGAAACTCAGGAAACGCAGGAGGGGCTACCTCTTTTGGTAACTTAATAACTTTAGGTGGTGGAAATGGTGGAGGTCCATCAAGTTCAAGGAACGGCGGTACTAGTGGAAATATTAGTAATAATATAAATGCATACCACGTTGAATCTGTTTCTGGGCTTACTGGTGGTAATGGTGGAGATGGTCTTGGTAACTTAAATCCAGGAAACCAGGGGTACAATGGTGTACCAGGAAATGCTGGTTCTTCTGGAACTACTCGTTCTATGAATTTAACTGGTTTAGGAACTGTAAACTATGATTCTGGAGCAAACATAAGTTCTGGCGGCGGCGGCGGTGGCGGTGCTCATGGCCAACCATACGCAAATAATACTGTTGCTTCTGGTGGCGCAGGAGGTGCTGGTGGTACTAACGCAGGTTCAGGCGGTAGTGGTGGAAATATTCCAGTAGATGGACCTAATTCTGGAAATAGCGGAGGCGCTGGAACTGGAATAGGTTCTGCAGGTGGCGGCGGTGGTGGTGGAGCGCATCACGCACTAAATGGCAATGTCCAAGCAGGTGGTTCTGGGTCTTCTGGGTTTAGGGGACAAGTGATTGTTTATGTTCAATAGAAAAAAGGAGAAATAAAATGGCAGAAGTAAATTATGCATTCATCGTGCTGGAGCAGATGGACGTGTTCTTATCTATGTACGTTAAGTAAAACTACTCCAGCTTAGGCGAAAGAATATCTTCATCTAATAAATACCCTAAAAAGTAATAGGCTTTAAGAACTACTAATTTTCTGCATCAGCCATATAACTACTGAAATCATCAAGGCTCTTATAAATATCCTCACAAGGGTAGGACCTGTCCCATCCTCATAGAGCCTATCTTTTTTAGCCATCTAGGTAGAATACATACCTCTAAAGGCTTTGTCAAGGCTTAAAAAGTCAGGAAGATAGCTCAGTTTGCGCTTTTTGTAAAGTCCCTGATACCCTTTTCCTCTAATGACAAAAGAGAGAGAAAAGGTAGTAAATATGAAGACCCCAGAAGGATATACAAAGACGAATCAAAAATTGCCTGAAGATGTGTACGAGAATTTCAAAAAGATATCTTCTGATTTAGAACTTCGCAATGCCTACATTAAAGAGTTAAGAGCAGCCTCTTGGAGTCTTCAAAGTATTGCAGATGCAGCAGGTATCTCTAGTAGAGAAAGAGTTCGTCAGATTATTGAAGGACGCTACAAACATCTGAGTTCTTCAAATGTATCTACTGATTTTTTTGTTCCCACACTTCCTCTCAAAGAGATGAGACAACTGAGAGTTTTAGTTGAACCTTCAGAGAACACTCTTTCTCAGTTGTTAGAGTTAAAGCCCATTGCTCAAAAGGTGCGCTCACACTCTCCTAACTTTAGAAAAGAAGCAGAGCAGTACACGCAGTTAATCAACCATGCCATTACCGTTGAAGGAGTAAGTGTTCGACACTTAGGTAAGCGCTTAGGTGTTTCCCCTAGTGCTCTACGTTTTCGTATGGCTCGATATGGTTACATCACTAGCCATGATGGAAAGAGTACGTGCTACAAGCCAATCCTAGATAAAAACAGATACGTCTTGCAGTCTTGATAAAAAAAGATGCAATTGTTTTCCATCCTCATCGCTCCGATGGGTTTAGGATTCAAGGGGAGACAATAAACACGCTTACTAGTTTCATGGGAACTGGCGGGCTGAATATGTCGATGGTTGCTACCGAAAATATCCGAAGAATCACCCCGCAAGAATGCGAAGTTCTGCAGGGCTTTCCTCTAGGATGGACTAGTACCCAAGCAGATACGCATAGGTACAAACAACTAGGTAATGCTGTAACTGTCAATGTTGCAGCATGGTTAGGTAATCGAATATGAGCACATTTGTTTCTTTATTTGCAGGCGTTGGTGGTTTTGATCTTGGCTTTGAAAAAGCAGGACACACATGCGTTGGTCAAGTAGAGATAGATAAGAATGCTCAGAAGATATTAAAAAAACATTGGCCTGAGGTTCCATTACATGATGATGTTAAGACGGCCGTCGAGTGGGCAAAGGAGATTGGTTTAATTGGAAAAGTTGACATTGTCTGCGGAGGATTCCCGTGCCAAGACGTCAGCGTCGCTGGAAAGCGTGCTGGTATCGCTGGGGCACGAAGTGGACTCTTCTGGGACGCAATACGATTTGCGCAAGAAGTCAAAG